CATAGGCAGTCACGAGTACAAAGGGAAGATATACCCAAACCCAACACACACAATTGGTGAGCTTTCAGCAATTATAGCACCACAAAAAAGCAAAAAAACTTTTTATAAAAGGGCCACAATAGCGGCCTACATTGGTGGTAAAAGTCAAAATTACTTTCCAAATATGAAGAGTTTCCGAAAGGGTGAACCCTACATTTTAGACTTCGATACGGAGCAGGGAGCATACTATGCCCAAAGGTCTTTTAGGGGTGTTATCCAGATGGTAGGGGCTAACTATGCTAACTATTTACCTTTTGGATTAAAGAATTTAACCGATGAAGAGAGGGTGTTATTTATTGATGCGGTGGTAAACGATCCAAGATATAAAAACAAAATTGGATTAATTTGTATTGATGGAATAGCCGACCTATGTACTAACACAAATGATATTGAAAAATCAAAAGAGGTGGCCCAAAAAATAATGCAATGGAACAAAAACTGCCATATTTTAGCTGTAATTCATAAAACCTTTGAAAAAGATAAGGCCACAGGACATTTGGGAACATTCATTCAGAAAAAATGCGAAACATCCATATTTTTGAAGGTTACAGACATGGATACCGTTAACAGCCCGGTAGAGGTTACACAAAAAGATTCAAGAGGTGCACCATTCGATAAATTTTATTTTGATTTAGAACTTAGTACGGTAACACCAAAAGAATTTGATAGCACAAATTGGAAATTATGAAAGCACAAAAAGCAATACAGCGTTTAGGATGGAGGTTTAGCGAGGCCACAAAAAAGAACAATTCATTTACAATAAATCAAAATGATATTGATGCTTTGGTTTCTCTGGCGGAATTTGTAGATAAAAACCAACAGAAATTTCAAGACAATCAAAGTTTTGCAAAGTTGTATATTTATACAGCAATGAAAATAATGGAAAATGATGGTTCAACGATTTTTGAAAACAACCACAGACGAAAAATAGGAAATCTATTAAAAATGCCGATGGATGACATAATTTTAAACCTAAAAGACAGTTTAAACGATTCTGAGCGTTACGAAATGATTAAAGAAGCCACAGTAGATGATTTAAGGCATCCTGTGTTAATCTCAAAAGAAAAACAGTACGAGAATATAGAAAAAATAAAAGAAGCTCTTAAAACGGATGTAAACGAGAAAAAACTACTTGGAGAAATTTGGAATTTTGAAGATGTAAAAACAGGAATTATTTCAGAAGTAAATGCAATGCTTAAAAAATAACTGTTTTTGCGATTAAATGATAAACGAATTTAATAAATAAACAAATGGAAAATTTACAAGACTTAATAGGATTTATGGAACATTTAAAAAGCCTTAACAAAACTAAAATAGAAATAGACTTTGTACTAACATTATTGTTAAAAATAGACAAAGAATTACTTATACAACGTGTAAGCAATTCTGTTAATTGCAATCATAAAGACCGAAACATAATAATAACAACTGAAGGAATAGACATATACTGTAATGATTGCAAGAAAAAATTATAGCAATTAATTGTTACTAACACCTAATAACACTAACTAAACAATAATAAAAATGAAAACAGAAATATTACCTATGCAAATATGGAAAAGCAATTACGATGATATATTTTACAAAACTTTTGGTGGAAGCACAAATCTGGTAGAAATGTACGACATTGATAATGTTTGGGATGTCATAGTAGTTAGTAAATTTGACTTAAAAAAACACTTTACTTTGCAAAAAAGCGATAAGTAGTTATTAATCATAACACCGAATAACATTAACTAAATGAAAAAGACTTTAAAAATAATATTAATAAGCATTACAATAATTGCAATTACAATGAATGTAATCGAATTATACCAATAAAAAATGAAAGCAGATAAAAGAAAATATTTGGAAACTTGGAGTAAATTAGCAAAAAACCATACCAAAGAATTAAATAAAGCAACTGAAAAAGGATTGTTGGAAATGGAAAAAATAACACCAAAAACCGATTAAATAATAATTTACTAAATTTGATATATGAAAACAGATTTTAACTTTGATCTTAATATTGATGTTGATATTGATATAGATTTAAGTACTGAAAAAAGGTATAAAATAATAAAACCAAAAAACACCAGACTTAAAAAAGTAAACTATAAAAATGCAATTACTTTTGCTAATGAAATTATAATAGAAAAAAATAGCAGGTACTTTTGTTTTATAGATGGATCATTTATAATGGGTGATTTTATAGAGGCCTATTTAACAACTCACAAAAAAAGAGCAAAAATTACACTTTCAACTTTATCATTATCTTTGGAAAATGTAGACAGCTTTGAAAATCTAATAAAATCCGAATATATAGCAGAATTAAATATTATTGTTTCAGATTACTTTTATAGCCATGAAAAAAACAACATTATCCGATATATGTACGAAGTATTAGACATTAAAGATAATTTTCAATTGGCAGTTTGTAGAACACACACAAAAATAACACTAATTGAATTTGAAGATAAAAAAGTGGTAATATCCGGTAGTGCAAACCTAAGAAGCTCAGATAATTTAGAACAAATTTCTATTGAAGAAAATAATGAACTATTTAATTTTAATAACATAGTTCACCAAGACATTATAAAAGAATACAAAACAATAAATAAATCAATAAAAACAAAAAAATTATGGCAAGTGGTAGCGAAAAATATGCAGCATACAACAGAGCAAGAGCAGGACAAACAAGGTCTGGTAGGAGAGTTTTAGTACAACTTTCACAAGAAATTATAAACGCAAGCCCATTTTAATAGGTTTACAATGAAAATACAATGAAATGGCAAGAGAAGATAATTTAAAATCTTGGAAAAAAGGACAAAGCGGAAACCCGGCAGGGAAACCAAAGGGAGCAAAAAGCAATAAGACTATTTTAAAAAAGTTTTTAGCCGTTAAAATGCAGCAAAAAAACCCTTTTACAGGTGAAATGGAAGAGATGACTGTAAAGGAATTAATAAACCTAAAACAAATAGCAAACGCATTAGAAGGCGATTTAGCAACATATAAAGAACTTGCAGACCGAGAAGAGGGAAAAGTAACGAATAACGTGGATATTTCAACCAAAGGTGAAAGTTTAAATTATTCAAAAGAGCAAAGAGATAAAAGATTAAAACAACTTTTAGAAAAACGTAAAAATGTGGACTGAAACCGATGAAAAGGAATTTGACAATTTACTATTTTTAAATTCTATTGATGATTCCAGAGAAAATTTACTACATTTTACCGAAAACACCTTAGAAGGTTTTGATGTACAGCCATACCACAAAGCATATTATACCCTTTTAGATTCTTTTGCAAAGGGCCACATTAAAAGACTGATCGTAACAATGCCGCCACAACATGGCAAAAGTGAAGGTTCTACAAGAAGATTACCTGCCTATATGTTAGGGTTAAGACCAAACCTAAAAATAGCTATTGCATCTTACAACTCGACATTTGCAAGTAAATTTAACAGAGATACCCAGAGAATTATAGACGATAAGTTTTATAGAGAAGTGTTCCCGGATACCAATTTAATGGGTGCAACAGGAATAAAATCAGATAATAACTATTTAAGGAATACAAGTGAATTTGAAATAGTAGGCAATACCGGAGGGTTAAAATCAGTTGGTAGAGGTGGAGCTTTAACAGGAAGCAAAGTCGATGTTATGGTTATGGATGATCTTTATAAAGATTACATGGAGGCAAATAGCCCAATCATAAGGGAGTCAGTTTGGGATTGGTACACAACAGTTGTAGATTCAAGACTACATAACGACAGCCAACAATTAATCGTTTTTACAAGGTGGCACGAGGAAGATTTAATAGGCCGTTTAGAAACTATGGGCAAAGTCAAAACCATAACCGATTTAAAAGATATTCATAGCATAGAGCTAAAGCATGACGAATGGTTTAAGGTTAATTTTGAGGCCATAAAACAAGATAAACCAACGTTAATTGATCCAAGAGAAGAGGGTACGGCTTTATGGCCGAATGTTCATTCAAAGGAAAGTCTACTTTCAACTATGGAAATGGATGTTGAAAAATTCAATTGTTTGTACCAAGGTAACCCGGAGAGTAAAGAGGGATTATTATATTCTACATTTAAAACCTATGAACAACTTCCAGAGTTAAAACAGATTAAGAATTATACAGATACAGCAGATACAGGACAGGATCATTTATGTAGCATAGTCTACGGCATAGCTTTAGCCGATACAGACAAACATCTTTATATTTTGGATGTGTTATATACAGCAGAACCAATGGAGGCAACAGAGCCGTTAACAATAGACCTATTTAAAAAGAATAAAGTTAAAATTGCAAACATTGAAAGCAATAATGGAGGGCGAGGTTTTGCAAGAGTAGTTGGAAAGGGTGCGGTAGGAACGCATGTGGAATGGTTTCACCAAAGCAGCAACAAAGAGGCCCGGATATTCTCAAATAGTGCAACTGTTAACAATAGGGTTACAATGCCAAAAGATTGGTTTTTAAGGTGGCCCAGATTTTATAGTGATGTGGTGAAATACAAAAAGCTATTTAAAGCTAATAAGTTTGACGATGGCCCGGATACATTAACAGGGATCGTAGAAATAGAAGATATTCCAGAAATATTTACATTTTAATATATGTTAATGTTTTGTTAAATGCTTGTTTTATATATATATTATATGTATATTACAGTATAATTAAAATAGGCCAAAGCGAGGGTAGCCAAGCACAACTCCATTGAGTAATTAGATACGGATATAGACACTAACCAAAGAAAAATGAGAATGTAAAAACAGAGCGCAAGTAGTAAGCTGACGAAAAAGTAGGTTCTTTTGGCTATTTTAATTTTAATAATAACCTAAAAAAAAACAAATGTCAGATTTAAAAGTAAGGATTACAGCATTTTTAGAGGATTACAATAGCTTATTAGAGGAGCTAAATGATGAATTATCTGGGATAGATGATATGGGGCTAAACAAAAAAGCCAAAACTCTTAAAGATGTAGAAATTGAAAATTTAGAATGTGATGAATATCTAAACGAAGAATATCACGAAATTAAAGAATTAGTATAGTTAATTTAAAAAAGCAATATTTTGATTACACCAGAAAACTTTATAGCAGCCATAAAAGCAATATCAAAAGAAGATATAGCACACGAAATCAATTTACCACATGATTACGTATTATTTGAATTGCATATTTTTAACACCGGAGGATTTGCCACAATTAGATCCTTAGATTACGACAAAGAAAAAGAAAAAGAAGCTGTGGATAATGGCAACATTTTTACAGATAAAGATAGTTTTTTAATGCTTTGCGATGAATACCAAGTTTATTGATATTATACGCAAACGAAAATAAGTTTAAACCAAAACAATAATTAATTTTTAAAACCAAGTAAACAATGAAAAAAGCAGTATTAGTATTAGCAATGGCAATTTTTAGTTTATCAGTAAACGCACAGGCCAAATTAGTTAAAAATGAAATAGACAGTTTTACCGGTGACACCAAAAAAATCACCGATACCTATGTAATTGGTAAAAGTGAAACTAACTCCAGATTGAGTGCAAAAGTTATGCGAATAAACAAGAGCAGGTTTTTATCTCTTACTTCTTACGGAATGGGATGTAGTGGGGCAAATGGAAACTATGTGATCTTTAAGTTTGTAGATGGGACAACCTTAAAATTAGATGATGACTTCGCTGAAATTAAATGTAAGGATGGATCAAGTTCTTTATATTCAATTACCGATGAAGATTTGTCAAAAGAGATTGAGGCAATAAGATTTAGACAGTCAAAATATTATGATGACTTCAAAATGAGTGGAAAGGTTACACTTGCAGAACTCGTGAATTTGGTAAAATAATAGCGATGAATTAAATTCCGTTAAATTTTATTACCTTTGGTATTTATATCTCATTTATAAAATCAATTTATGAATATCTTCAATAGAGTAGCCAATAACTTCAAGGCAAAAGCTCAAAACCTTTTTAATCAAGCATTTTATAGCGTAATAGGTAACAGTAGTTCAAGTTACGATATAAACGGAAAAACGTATTTAAAAGAAGGATACCAAAAGAACAGTTTTGTGTATTCTATTATACAGGCCCAAGCCAAGAAAACGGCAGCAATTCCATATTTTATTAAAAAAGTGGAAAATGAAACGAAGGCCAAAGCGTTTAAAAGAGAAATAAAAAGGTCAAATATAGCCGATCCACAAACCAAAATATTTCTAAAGAACTTAGAAAATAAAGCATTTGTTCCCGGTGATGACAATATGGATTTTCCATTGGCGAACCCAAACGTGGAGCAAACGTGGACAGAGTTTATGGCGATGTACAAAACCTATATGAAGATGACAGGAAACTGTTATATTTACATGGTAACACCAGAAGAGGGAGCAAATAAAGGAGTTCCAATTGCAATGTACATTTTACCGGCCCATTTAATTGAAATAGTCGTAAAAACAGATGCAAATTATTTAATAGACGAAGATCCGGTAGATTATTATAGTCTTATAGAGGGTACGGTATGGGCAGACTTTAAAAGTGAGTCAGTAGTTCATATAAAATACCCAAACCCGGAATTTTCGTTGACAGGAAGCCATTTATACGGCCAAAGCCCATTGAGAGCAGCTTTAAGAAACTTAGAATGTGCCAATGAAGCAATAACCCAAAACATTAAAACCATGAAAAATAGTGGTGCTTTTGGGATTATTCATGGTAAAACAAACCCATTGACACCCGATCAAGCCTCTGAAATAAAGAGTCGATTAACAGAAATGGACAACGATCCAACAAGATTATCAAATATTGCAGGGGTTTCGGCAGAGGTAGGTTTTACGAGAATGAGCTTACCAACTAAAGATTTGATGCCATTTGAGTATTTGAATTTTGACAAAAAAGAGATAGCTAATTGTTTGAATTGGTTTCTTATTGATAGTTCAATTTCGGATTATGGTGGTACTATTAAAGAAATTAAAAAGGAAAATGTTGTTGCCGATATAATGCCAGATTTAGGCTTATTTGAGAACGCATTTAATATGGAGATTTTACCAAGATTTAACAACTATCAAAATACTATGTTAGTTTTTGATGCAAGTACACTTCCAGAGATGCAGTCAGATATGGCAACCTTAACAAATTGGTTAAGTACGGCTTTATTAGATGGTACAATAACAAGGAACGAATACCGGGAGGCTTTAAATTATCCAATTATTGAAGGAAACGCAGATTTTGAAAGGTACACTACAAAAATGGGAATTGTGCCGTTAGAGGAAACATTTATTGCACCGGAAGAGCCAGAAGCTGTTATAGTAGACGAAAAAAAAAATCTAATTTATAAAGCAGGTTTTAATCCAAACCAACCAAGAGGTGAGGGTGGTCAATGGGGTTCTAATAGTGGTAAAATTAAAGTTTATAGGGGATTAGGAGATAAATTCGGAGATAAAACGAATGAAGGTTTTTTATGGGTTTCAGAGAGTAAAGAAGATGCTTTAAATTATGCCGGAAAAGATTCTGAAGGTAATTATTTATTACAAGAATTTGAAATAGACACACCTAAAAACCCTTTTATATTTCCTTATACAACGTTAAACAGGCCGTTAACATTTAGCACAGTTTCAAGTTTATTTGATACTGAGATATTAAAAAAAATAAAATCAAAAGAAATAGATGTAAATCAATGGAAGGTAATAAAAGATAAAATAAAAATATTAGAAAATTCTATTGGTAACGGATCACAACCATTGCATAAAATGATAAACCACCCTAAAACAGGGGTTCATTTTGCTAATGTATTAAAAGAAATGGAGTATGATTCTATAAGAATTGATTTAGATGGGGATATAAATTGGGCTATAATTAACTAAATGAAAAAAGCCCAATACAGAAAATGGTATTTTAGGCAGCTACGATCTTACGAAAAGGTTTCAAGGGGTATTGTAAAGAAACACCTTAAAAACTCACTTATAAAATTTGCTAAAGATAAACCCACAGAGGATAATATGGTTGAATTACTTACAAAATCAGTAAGTTATAAGACCATTTTTAATATGCTTTTAGAGATTTACATACAAGTAGGAGGGCCATTTGGAAATCAAGTTTTTAAAGGTATTAATGATAACACATTAACCGTTAAAAGGAGGTTTATGAGTTTGTGGATTGAGTCATTTGCAAAGAATGTATTGGAGTTTTTAGGGCTATATGGTGGGGATAATATAAATTCAATACGTGAAACTTTTATTGATACGGTGGTTGAATATATAGCAGATCGTAACGATGAAGGTAAAAGTGTTCAAGTAATTACCAATGAAATGGTTGAAAAATTTGGAACAAAAGAAGGTTTATACCGATACCAAATTGAAAGAATTGTAAGAACAGAAACCGGAGCAGCAGCCAATTATGCAAGTTGGGTTGCAATGGATGATGCAGATTTGGTTGTGGATAAAATGTGGTTAAGTGCAGATGATGACAGAGTTCGTGATGGTGAATCGAAAAAAGAATACAATCATAGGATAATGGATGGGGTTACAGTTCCTTACAACACTTTGTTTAAAGTTCCCAATCAAGATGGCATAACAAACAACGTAATGTACCCAATGGATATGGAGAGGGGAGCGGCAGGTAATGTTATAAATTGCAGATGTATTACAGCACCTGTTCCCAGAAGAGATAAAAACGGTAGATTGGTATTAAAAAAATAATTAGTAAATTTGGAATATGAAAGGAATTTTAGAATATAAGCAAAACAATTTTGGAGGTGTTAAAGATGTAGACACCAAAAATAGAGTTGTAACCGGCTATTTATCTTCTTTTGATAATATAGATCATTCCGGAGATATAATCACCAAAGGAGCTTACGCAAAGACTTTAAAGGAACGTAGAAACCAAATAGTGTTTTTAAACCAACACAAATGGGATCAGCCACATGGTAAATTTGCTGTATTAAATGAGGATTCAAAAGGTCTTTATTTTGAAAGTGAACCATTAATAAATACAAGTTATTCAGAAGATGCTTTGAAACTTTACGAGGCCGGGATAATTACCGATCATTCAGTAGGTTTTGTTACAGTCACAAAAGAAACCAAAGGAGAAAACAGAATATTAAAGGAGCTTAAATTATACGAGGGTTCAAACGTAACAATTGGTGATAATTCGGAAACACCTTTTACCGGCTTTAAGAGTTTGAGTATTACGGAAACCAATGATAAAATTGGAGTAATTCTAAAATTCTTTAAAAATGGAACTGTTACCGATGAAACATTCCAATTATTAGAAATTGCATTAAAAGACTTGCAGAAACAAGCCTTTGAGATTGGAAAGCAAATTATAGTTCCACAGGTAAAAAGCCAAGAATTAGTTTATGCTGAACAAATAGGGCTATATCTGAAAAAAAAACTTTAAGCGACATTGATACTATTTTAGTGAAGGCAGGTTTCGATCCTAACCAAGAGAGGGGTAAAGATGGAACGTGGGGTTCTGGAAGTGGTGAAAAATTTTATGATGTAGAAAAACCTAAAACAAGAATTAAAGATTTTGGAGTTACCGATAAAGGTAAAGTTAAAATAAACGGTAAAGAATACGAGTTGTATAAATCTAACTTTGGTAACGGAGTTGAAATACAAATTGAATTAGATGGTAATGTTTTAGGTACTGCAAAATTAGATAAATCAAATACTTTTATAACAAATATTAGAATTGACGAAAACCACAGACGAAAAGGTTTGGGTTCTGCTATTTATGATTTTACCGAATTTATTACAGGGGTAAAATTAAAACCCTCACCAATTAAAATGTCACCAAGTGCCAGAAAGTTTTGGGAAAAAAGAAATAAAAACAATAAATCCGCAATTGATATAATATTAACCAAAGCAGGTTTTAACCCTAACCAAGAGAGGGCCGATGATGGTACATGGGGACAACAAAATAATTTAAAGTCTTTTGAAAATAGAATAAAAGACAATAATTTTGAAACAGCAGGAGTTTATAATGAAGATGGGGAATTAATATTTGAAAAAGAAGGTAATATTAATAGTGTAACTTTTACAGATTCAGAATTAGATTTAATAAAAAAGGAAGGATATGTTTTTACACACAATCACCCAACAAGTAAAAGTTTTAGTAAAGCAGATATAAGTTTTTTAATTGGACATGATTTAAAAGAAATGAGGGCCGTAGGTGATGATGGTGTTTTTAGTATGAAATTATTAAAAAACGATGCAATAACAGACGTCAAGTTTGTCTTACAATACGAAGTAAGCAGAAAGTATTCAAAAATAATGACAGACAATTGGTTTAATTCTAACGATGGCACAAAAGATTGGGTGGTAGATGAGGCAAATAGAATGATAGTAACCAAAACTTGGGATCATTTAAGTAAATCTGATTTTGGGAAAGAATATTTAGATTATCAATACATACCAAATAAAGACTTATGAAAAAAGATATTTTTATTTTAGATGATAACGATGGATCTTTAGATGATGTTTATGTAAAAACAAAAAAAAAAGAGAAGTCCGCAATACAAACCATATTAACCAAAGCAGGTTTTGATCCTAACCAACCCAGAGCAGCCGATGGGCAATGGGGCAAAGTTTCGGGAGATACCAAGTTGGAAGATAGGCCATGTTTTAAAGAGTGGTTTGGTGATTCAAAAATAGTTAACGAAGATGGAAAACCGAAAAAAGTTTATCATGGTGGTATTGGGGAAATAGAAGAATTTGATGATAGATATGCAGGGGATACCACAGGAAACAATGAACATGGAGCTTTTTATTTTTCAGATGATTATGAGGTAGCAGAGAGTTATAGTATACAGGCCTTTAATAGAAGATACCAAGATAATCCAGAAGGATTAATAGAAGATGGTTATGTAAAAGAATTACCCTTTCAAATTGGAGATTATGACGAACAATATGCTTTTGTTGAAGAATTAGCAAACGATAATGTTAATATTGTTAGTGCTTATATGAGAATGGAAAACCCATTAATTATTGATGCAGATTATACAACTATGCTTAGAGGTGGTGTAACAGAAAATATTCAAGATATTATTGGTGTTATAAAGGGTACTGGGTTTGAAAATTATCCAGAACAACTCTTGGATTATACATACGATGAAATTGATTCTTTTGATGGTATTATTATAAAAAATGTAATGGATGATATTGGGCCAAAATCAAAAGTATACCAAGATGTACACATAGCCATAGATTCTAATCAAATTAAATCCGTAGATGCTAAAAGTTTTTGTGATAAGACCAAAATAAATAAATCAATAGCCGATATAATATTTGAAAAAGCAGGTTTTAACCCTAACCAAAGTAGGGACAGTTTTGGAAGGTTTGGAAGTGGTGAAGGTGAAAGTGAGAGTGAAAATGTAAATAAGTGTAAAGGTTTATTAAATAAAAATATAAACGCAAGTGATTCAGAAGGCAAAAGGGGATTAGTAAAAACAAAAGATTTAATACCATTTATAGGAGAAGATAGAACAGGAACAGCAGAAATGATAAACTCCAAAGAAACCATAAAAAAATTAAAAAAAGATATTACAGAAAACGGATTTAAAGAGCCTATTATGTTGGTTTATGATAAATTTTCAAATGGTGGGGAGGCTTCAATATTAGAGGGTAATCATAGAATGGCCGCAGCAATAGAATTAAATTTATTAGAAGTACCTGTAAGATTTGAAAAAGGAACACTAAGAAGCAATGAGTCAAGAGAAAAAGACAGAATGTTTCCTTTAAATAGGGTATTCATTGGTAAATTAAATGATACTTATGGTGTTACGGCCAATGATTTAGGTTTACAAGTAAGACAGCCAAATAAAGAAGATTATAATAATTGCAATAAATCCGCAATTGATATAATATTAACCAAAGCAGGTTTTAAACCGGAACAAATACATAAAACAAGAGTTTAAAAAAAAATTAGTACATTTACCAAATCACTTTACTAAGATAAAAGCCGTATTACTACACTTTTATTGATTGAAGCCGATACAATGAAATATTAATCCATTAAAAAAAAAACGATGGATATTAAATTGACAGAAGCATTAGATGCTTTAGAAACAAAATTAAAAGGTGCAACAACCTTAGAAACTAAAACCCTATTAGAAGGTTTTAAAGAGTCATTCGATGCAGAATTGAAGGCTAAAGAAAATGCTTTTGAAGCAAAATCAAAAGAAGATAAGGAAGCAGCAAGTATTGAGATCAAAGGTCTTAAAGAACTGCAAGAGGTTCAACAAAAACACCTTGACGCTTTAGATGTGAAATTGAAGTCTAAAACTCCAAGTTCAACAATTGAAATTAACAGCTTAATTTCTAAGAACATTAAAGATATTGCTTTGGTAACAAAGTCAAGCCCTTTCATGTTAGAGGTTAAAGACATGACTTTAGCAAATGCTCTTACAGGAGATCAGCCAAGAGATTACAACTTTGATGTGGTTAAAAGACCATATCAAATGGCCAACGTAGAAGATTTAGCCAACACTATTGCTATTTCTGGTGGTACTTACACGTATGTTCGTTCAACTTTAGCGAGTGGAGCAGTTGCAGAACAAACAGAAGGAGCAGTAAAAGCACAGTTAGAATATGACTACGCAATGATTGACGCAAACACTAACTATATTGCAGGTTTTGCTGTTTATAGTAAGAAAATGCGTAACAATCTTCCGTTTTTGGAAAGTACGTTATCAATTGATTTACGTAATGATTATTTACGTGGCGAAAACACAATTTTTGCAGCAATTTTAGCGGCACAAGCAACAGCGAGTACCCAAGTAATTACCGGGAAGA